CACTAAAAATAGAACCATCGGCATTTTGCCAAGCATTCATATTAGCATCACTGCTATCGTTTTTAAGTGTAGGATGAATATCGTTTAATATTAGGTATTTTCTGCCTGCTACTAGTCCATCAACGTTTGGATTAAATTTTAATGGGTCAATAATAGCATCAACCGATGCTGTGCTATTTCCAGGTAATGTATCAGGGTCGATACTTAACACCATTTGTGTGTCATCTGTTGGATTTAAACTACAAGTAGCAACTATTTCATTTCCATCAGATTTCATTAATCTTATTGTTGTAATTCCTGATCTAAATTTACCAGGATATAAATCTAATAATTTGTACCAACTAACAGGTGTTCCTGTTCTAATAAATTCTTCACCTTTGGTACCTTGTTTCTCTATAATTCCTTCACTACCAGCAAGTAATTTTGCTGTGTTGTTTAAAACTAATAAATCAAAGTTACCCGGAGATACAGTAACACTACCTAAATTTTTCCCACCATCAATAATGCCGTCATCAATTGAGCCTGTTTCGTCGAACACACTCATAATAATTTTTTCAATTACACCTAGTTTTTTAACTTTTGCAGGAGGTGTAATCCATATAGGCATAGTAAATGTTAACTCACCGATATCAATCTCTGTTTCAACACCTTGTGGAATCGATCTTGTTGAAAATTGTACAGACTCTAACTCAATTAAACTTAAACTAGTCCAATCGATATAGTTATTGGTTGTTTGAATTTCTAAACTAGGGTTGAATAGAACTAATATCTGTTCCATGATTTGCAGTTTTTGATCTGTATTTGTTGACCAAACATCTGCCTTCATTTTTAAATTAAAAGGAACCGGCATAACACGTTCTACTGTATAACCAGGACCTTGTTGATCTGTGTATAATCCTGTGTTTGAATCAAACTCTCTTTCACGCAAATGTATTTTACTAACGTGTGACGGACTTTGCACTCTATCTCTAGCATAATCTAATCCTGTGATATATGCGGCAATCCTTGGAGCACTAACAACTTTGTTTTCAGAATTGTCTCTAATAATATTTGCAACTTGACGTGTTAGATTACCGTAGGTAGCAGGCACACGACGAAGCGTACCAGCACCGTCTTTGTAACTAAAGTTACTCATTACACGGATAAACTGTGTTACAAAACGTCTTATTTGTCCATCATAAAAATGTTGCATTATTCTTTTACCTTAGTATTTTTATCATTATATTTACGTGGATTATTATGGGCCGGCACATAGTATACCTTTCCTTCACGTTTAACCTTTTTTAAACCTACCGCTTTTTCTGTTCCTTCAATAGGCACTCCCCAGAATTCACGCAATCTCATTAATTGTCCGCCTTGGGTTTAAGTGCTTGTGATAAACTTTGACGTTCTTGAACTGTTTTTCCACCTATCTGATTGGTGTTTGTATTGTTAACAAAGTTTGAAACAACACCTGGAGGACGATCTGTAAGTTCTACCCTTACACCATCTTCAATTTTAACCCAATGTTTACCATCGTATCTAAATAATCTATTTGGCATAAAATCCGTTCTCAAATGGTATGCTCCTTCGACTGCACCTGACGGAAAACTTGCTCCGAATGTGTATGGTGAACCGTTAGCCGGTATAGCATCTCCACCACCGTATGCAATATAATAGTTGCCCTTCGGTGTTTGTAATGTTCCATTTGGTTTTAAATTAACAGCACCGTTATCATCTGTTGGTACAACAAAAAATTGATTTGTATCATACCCCGACTTAGGTGCGTCTTCTTCTGCTTGTGCAATTATAGCATCATTAATTTGCATTTCTTTTTCATATGTACTAAGCACATCACGTATAGTAGATCCTGTGCCTTCGCCCGAATCTTTATCAAAAATATCTTTAAATTCTTGACTATCTATAACAGGTTTACATTTTGCTCTAAGTAAATGCGGATACCAAGTTTGCGAAAAACCTTCAGCACTTCTACTGATATCTTCAATAACATAAAATCTTTTTAATGATACTTTAAAATCGTTGAGTGCATATTCGTCTTTTAAGTGAGGAAGTTCTAGCACATCTCCACTCATTAATTTTCTTCCTAATAGTTCAACTGAATGATTAAGAGGAAACGTTATGAATACCGTATCGTTCTGTAAAAACATACCAAATTGACTTAGGTCAAAATCAATGTCTTGCACATTGTAAATTCCTCTAACAGTATAAACATCCTGGGAATATCTTCTATCTCTATTCTCCAAAAATAACAAATCTTGTATTTTTGTTTCTGGAATATCATTTGTTCCGTAAGGCTGTGTAGGTGTGGAATTATCAACACCCGGATCTACGGGTCCTAAATATTTGTGTACAAAAACGTCTGTACCGCCGACTTGAAACATCTCGGTTACGTTCTTGTCTATAAAGCGGTAGTCCGCTGATTTCTCTGGTTTGTATATACTGAGTCTGGGCATAGTAATTGTATTTATTGTTTGTATCAATGTATAAATACTTGTATGAACGACTTAGAACTAGCCAAACAAAAACTGTTTAACTACTGCCGCACTATGCTAGGCGACGGTATGATCGACGTTGAATTAGACGTTAATCACTACGAAGTTGCTTTAGAAAAAGCACTGGGAAGATTCAGACAACGCTCTGAAAATTCAGTTGAAGAATCTTATGCAGTTTTAGAACTACAAGAAGACACAAACGATTATATATTACCTAACGAAGTACAATCAGTTAGAGAAGTATTTAGGAGATCCATAGGATCACGAACAGGAGGTGGAGATGGCGGTACTATTTTTGAACCGTTTAATTTAGCATACACTAACACGTATCTTTTAAGTTCAACGCAAATGGGTGGTTTAGCAACTTACTACGCCTTTGCTGGTTATCAGGAATTAGTAGGAAAAATGTTTGGATCGTTTATTAACTTTAAATTCGATCCGGTTAGCAAAAAACTTACAATAATGCAGAGACCTAGAGGCTCTGAACAAATATTAATACAACTATACAACACGAGACCAGAGGTCGCTTTACTAAAAGACCCATATGCAGGACAGTGGTTAAAAGATTATACCCTTGCAGTGTCAAAATATATGCTTGGTGAAGCAAGAGGTAAATTTGCTACTATCGCTGGCCCTCAAGGAGGAACGTCCCTAAACGGTGATGCATTAAAAGCAGATGCAATGGCCGATATGGAAAGATTGGAACAAGATTTGGCTACATATGTGGATGGTTCTACACCATTGTCGTTTGTAATTGGCTAAAATACTCTTGACAAAACCAATATAAACCCATATAATAAGAACTTCAAATGGGATACTTAATTAAACTATGATTATCGGATTTGTGGGCCTTATAGGCTCCGGCAAAGATACCTGTGCTGACATTCTTGTTAGTGAAGGTGGGTACAAACGTGTTAGTTTTGCTACCACACTTAAAGATACTGTTTCAGCAGTTTTTGGTTGGGACAGAGAAATGCTAGAAGGAAACTCAAGCGAGTCTCGTAAATGGCGTGAAGAAATCGATGAATGGTGGGCAGAAAAACTAGATATGCCTAAACTTACTCCTCGCTGGGTTTTGCAGTATTGGGGTACAGATGTTTTACGCAAAGGATTTCATGATGATATATGGATTGCTAGTTTAGAAAACAGACTGCTACAACAAAAACAAGATGCTGTAATTAGCGATGTGCGTTTTCCTAATGAAATTAGAATGATCAAACGTTTGCGTGGTAAAGTATATCGTATTAAACGTGGTAAAGATCCTGAATGGTTCGATGTCGCAGAACGACAAAATGAACTTCTTAAAGAACATCAAAAATCTAAGAACGTTGTTGTTGACAACAAGATGACCAAAGACTACCCAGATGTGCATATTAGTGAATATGCTTGGGTGGGCGAAAAAGTAGATGATGTTATTGAAAACGACGGTACTCTAGACGAACTAACAGCAAAGGTTAGAAATCAGGTACTAGGTCTCCCTGCTTCCAAGTAATACCCTCTTTGTGTAGTATGCGTTGACAGTTAGCACAAACTGTTTTAAGATTGCTATACCTAACATTGTTTAGTTTTCCGTCAACATGAAACACTGAAAACTGCTCCGGGTGTTTGCTTTCAAATCCGCATTTATCACATTTGTTTTTCATTCGATATCCTGCCTGATACCACATAGGCAACGCCGGAGATCTACCCGAAGCACACTGTTCGCACTTGCTTCGATAATAAACATTCTTACCCTTGTGATAGTTAACTGCACAGGGTCTTTTATTGCAGGTTTTGCATAATGGACGATCCATAAATGTATTTAACCCGCCCTTTTTAACCCCTTTTATATATGTGAAATACCACCATTTTTCTCAACATTCATATAAATATGTTTAAGTAAACAAATGACTTACTTAATTATAAAGGAGTAACAAACATGGCACTATCATCACCAGGAGTTGAAGTCAACGTAATTGACGAAAGTTTTTATACCCCTGCCGCTGGTGCAACTGTACCACTAATTGTGGTAGCGACGGCTGAGTCCAAACCAAACGGGTCTGGAACAGGTACAGCCGCAGGCACATTAAAAGCGAATGCAGGTAAGGTGTACTTAATTACATCTCAAAGAGAATTAACAGATACATTTGGTAATCCAACATTTTACACAGATGCATCAAACAATCCGTTACATGGTAACGAACTAAACGAATACGGCTTACAAGCGGCATACTCATATTTGGGTGTTGCAAACAGAGCATACGTTGTAAGAGCAGATGCTAACCTAGGAGAACTTTCGGGTTCTGCTGATGCACCTGCAGGTCCAGCATCTGATGGAACTTATTGGTTCGATACAGATGATTCAAATTACGGTATTTTTGTATGGGAAAAATCACCACAGAAGTTTACGAACGTTACTCCAAAGATCATTTCTTCTGCTAGTGATTTAGATGGAGTTTCAGGTAGTACATACACAGGTATTAAACAAAGCGTAGGTGCAGTTGGTGACTATGCTGTTGTTACATGGAATACTGAAAACAAACTTTTCTACAAAAACTCAAACAACGTTTGGGTACAAGTTGGATCACAAGACGAAGCATATTTCGATAGCACAGGATTCGATACTGCAAGTACTTGGACATCAACAACTTGGTCCGCAAGTTGGCCAACAGTTACAGCAACTAAATCACCTGCTTCATTAGCAAATGGTGGTGCTTTAATTATTAATGGTCAAACTGTTACAAACAGTGGTGCAACTGTTACAACATTAGCACAATCAATCAATGCTAAAGGAATTTTAGGTATTGGTGCTAAAGTAACATCAACAGGCAGATTAGAAATTTATACTGACGGAACATCAAAAGCAGATGGTTCAACAGCAGACGGTGGCATTTTAATTCAAATTCCACGTGACGCTGGCGGAAATGCAACAAGTACATATGTTGGTCCGAACACAACTGACACAGGTGACCTAGGTATTATTGAAGGATACTATGCGGGTCCAGCATTACAAATTAGTGCTCACTCAAAAGTTCCTCAATGGAAATCACAAGACACAGTAGACATTGGTGCTTCAACATACAGTGCTGTTAGACCAAATGGTTCTGTGTGGGTTAAATCTACAGATCCTAACTTGGGTGCGAACTGGATATTAAAACTTTACAGTTCTTCAACAGGTTTATGGTCAACTGTAAGTGCTCCAATTTATAGCACTTCAGCAGAAGCAATTAAGTCAATGGACGCAACTGGTGGTACAAAAATTGCCACAGGTACATTGTTCATTAAATCAAATGCTACTGGAAAAACTCCTGCATTAGCAGACTTTAAAATTTACAGACGTGTAACTCCTGCACCAACAAGTGCAACGGGTAACGTTGAAAATCCAACATTCATCAGTGGTGCTACATTCCAAGTAAGTGAATCACTTGCTGGCGATGCTAACATGAGAACTGCTAGAACTGTTACAGTTAACGGTACTAACGCAGAAGCAATGGTATCAGCAATCAGTGGTGCTGGATTTGTTAACGTTGAAGCG